AGTTTAGTTAGTAATCCCATGGACGCGGCGATGATCGATAGAACCCAGCTACTGCGAGATATCGCACAGAGTTTGGATATCGATCCTGATGAAGTAATTAAGTCTGAAGAGAGGTTACAAGCTGAACAAGCACTCCAAGCTCAAGCTCTCGCGGGAGCAAGCCAAGGCGGTGTTATGGCTCAGGAACCAGGACCAATGGAAATTGGTCTCGGGCCTGTGGCGTAGCAGATTCGCCAACGCGACCGCGAACTTAGAAAAAGCAGACGAAACGAATTTTCGGTTCGAGCAGGGTCGTGTCCACGAGATACGAAATCTGCTTGAGCTAGAAGAACAGGCGAAAGCCGTTCTCGAAAAGGAGCGGACCCCTAACGGGTTATCCGTAATTGAATAACGAACATCCCAGCGCGGACTCGTAGGAAGTAAAAATGGCAAAAGTAAACCCAGAGCAACTTGAAGCAGAAGCCAAAGAACTGATGGATCAACTAACAAACGCTAGTGCTGAACCCGTGGCAGCGGACACTGAGCAAGAGCCAGAGGAAGTGGTCGAAGAAACGCCCGAAGAACCAGAGGAGAGCGTGGAAGTTCCGGCAGAAGAGGTGAGTGAAGAGGAGTCCGACAGCGGCGAAGACTCCCCAGATCTAGCTGCAATCGATGATCGTGTCGAGAAAGCAGAACGTGCGATGAAAGGTGCTCAGCGGAAAATGACTCAGGCCACTCAGGAAGCGGCTGATTTGAGGAAAGAAAGAGAATCCTTAATCAAGCTGGTAACTGAGCTAAAGGGTCAACTTGCAGAACAGTCTCGGAATACGGAAGGACTGCAGAAGCTGAAGGAAGAATATCCGGATGTGGCATCACCCCTCCTAGATGAGATACAGAGACTGCAAGACAGGTTAGATGAACACTCCGCTTTGAATACACAGAGAGACGAGGAGGCGGTTAGGGCTCAGCAAGAACGCGAGATGGAAGCACATTTTGAACGCATTCGAGCCGTACATCCTGATTATCAGGAAGTCACTAACACCTCTGATTGGGCGCTTTGGATCGAGGAGCAGGACGCTGTTACCCAGCAATGGGTACAGAACGGGACTGCCAACGATGTGAACGCAGTGATCTCACGTTTCAAAGCAGATATGGACATCAAACCGACAACGCCGCAAGAGCGGACTTTAGAGAGGGCAAAAGCGGTTGCAGAACCGAAGATGCCTAAAGCTCGAAAGTCTAATGTAGTTGGCGAAAAGAAAACCTGGACGGTTGATGAGATCAAGAGGATGCCAAACGAAGTATTCGAGAAGCACCAAAAAGAAATTCTTCAGTCGTACAAGGATGGAACGATTCGCCGATAGTTTTAACTCTTGTGAGGTAACTTAACATGGCATTTCCAACATACGCGACTGGGCTACAAAATTTTATCCCAGAAGTCTTTAGCAAGCTTTTGCAAGCTAAGTTCTACAAATCATCCGTTCTACCGGCTATTTCCAACACTGATTACGAGGGAGAGATATCCGGTCAGGGCGACAAGGTTCATATCAGAACCGTACCAAGTGTAACGATCAACGATTACACGGGCTCTATCACTAATGCTGATCTGAGCACAAGCACCGTCGAGCTATTGATCGACCAAGCGAAGTATTACAGCTTCAAGGTTGACGATATCGTTGCGGCACAGGCAGACATCGACATGCTCGAAGCTGCTTCTGCTGACGCGGCTGAAGGTATGAGAATAGCTGTTGAAACGGCTGTTCTGGCATCCGTTGTTTCTGGCGCTACGACTATTGAGAGCTCTACTACAACGATCACTGCAAGCAACATCCTCGAGAGAGTACTTCTCGCCGCTAAGACGCTTGACGAGTTGAACATTCCTGAAGAAGGGCGATACATCGTCATGTCTCCAGAGTTCATATCTCTGCTCAAGCAATCTGAGTTGCGTCAAGCAAATCTAACGGGTGATGCAGCTTCTCCATTGAGAAATGGTGAGGTCGGTAAGGTAGACAGATTCACTGTTTACCAAAGCAACATGCTTTTCACCGATACTTCCGGATCTACCAGCGGTGCTACTAACGTACTTGCGGGTCATCCGAAAGCGATCACCTTCGCATCTCAATTCACTAACAGCGAAACGGTACGACTCGAGTCTACGTTTGCCGATGCAGTCAGAGGCTTAAAAGTCTATGGCAGCAAGGTCGTAACTCCAGACGCTCTTTACGTTTGTAAGTGGACCTAGAAATAGGGAAGGACAGGGGGGAGTTATCTCCCCCCATTTTCTGAGGATTTAAAATGGCAGAAGAAAACGAAACCCCTGAAGAAGAGGTAGTACAAGAAGAGCTGATCGAAGAAGAGGTTGTCGAAGAGGCGGAAGAGCCCGAGCCAGAGCCTGAGCCTGAAGAAGAGGTCCAGCCAGAACGGCATAACGGTTTCGGTGCAGAAGAGGAAGAAGAACCTGAAGAAGAAATCGCTTCAGAGGATATCCCCCCTCCAGAAACGCCTGAGCCGATGACTAAGGATGAAATCTTCGAGGACGCGAAAGCAAACCACGATGTTGAGCTAGATCGTCGCATGAAGCTTTCAGATCTCAAAGAGCAATGGAAGAAGCTTGAAGAAGGTCAGGAGATGGCAGAAGACGCTCCTAAGATGAGGGTGCCTAAAACTGTCCGAAACATCTTTACCGGAAATGTTCTGGCGTACAACGAGCACTTCAAGGGAAACCCTGATCTCGAGATAATCGAGTGGGAGGATGGTGATGGCGACAACTAAGGTCGTAGATGTCCTTGATCGTGCGTCGATTATCCTTCAAGACAATACGAATGTTCGGTTTCCGAATGCGGAGCTTTTGAAGTTTTTTAATGACGCTCAGAAGGAAGTGGTATTACACCGCCCTGATGCCAACATGCAGAACGTCAACAACTTCACTTGTGTTGCGGGTAGCAAACAAACCATCCCAACAACAGGTCTGCGTTTGATTGACGTTGTTCGTAATGTCGGTGGAAGAGCGATAACTCAAGTAGATCGAAAAATACTTGATGAGACGCTGCCAAACTGGCATGAGACCGCTGCAGATGCTACTCGAAAGATTGAGCATTTCATTTTTGATCCGGCGGACCCCAAAAACTTCTACGTTTATCCGAAGGCGACAACGTCTTTTGATCTGGAAATTATATTCAGTGCGGCACCGTCAGATGTTTCGATAAGTAACTTCACAACAGATACCACCGTGATTTCTCTCGATGATATCTATGCGAACTGCATATTGGATTACATCTTGTTCAGGGCATACCAGAAGGACTCCGAGTTTGCTGGGAACGCTCAAAGATCAATGATGCATTATCAGAGCTTCGCAAATGCGCTTGGTGTTAAGGCACAGATAGACGGAGCTCTTGCTCCTGTTCCATCAACGCCTGATGTAAATATCGGAAGAGCTTAATGAAGTTTAGGGACTTCGCTCAACTGGTTAGACCTGAAGCGCCAGGGGCTCCTGACTTTCTGATTGAGAGATCAGTGAGGGATACTGCAATTGATTTTTGTAGGCGTACTGGTGTGTACATTCCGGAGCCAGAGAGCGTTACGGTCATCAAAGGAATCAATGAGTATGAAGTCAGTATGCCTACTGGCACTGAGTTGAACTACATAACTGATATCTTTGCCAACAAAATCAAACTACAGCCCGTGAGCTTCAACTTGCTCCTTGAGAAGCTTGGTGATGAGACCACTGAAGGCAACCCGCGTTTCTACGCCCAACGAGACAATACATCTTTCTTTGTGGCTCCTATCCCTAATGCTGCTGATAGCTTCAGGGTGTTGTATACAGTAAAGCCTACAAGCACCTCGAGTAGCTTGCCGGATGGCATAGCTAAAGAGCATCAGGAAACTATCGTTCAGGGAACTCTGTACCGGCTACAGATGATGCCTAATCAGCCTTTCACTAATCCAGGTTCAGCCGCAAACAATAAAGTTCTTTATGAGCGCGAGGTTGGGAGAACTGTCCGACAGGTGAAGTACGGATTCTCTGGGGGCTCTTTGAAAGTCAGATATAGGGAGTTCATCTAATGGCTTACTCGCAGACCTTGAATTATATAGTTGGAGACACGCTGCCAGAGCTGACCTTCACATTTAAAGATTCAAATACGGCGGCTTCTGGGAAGACTCTTGACACTGAAGACAGTTCTACCTGGGCTCCAATAGATATA